GTAGCATCTGCAAATATCATAACCGAATAAGCATCGGATGAACCTGAACCCGCCCCATCAAATGAGTTTGTAAAAGCAGATGAAACAGGAATAGAAAAGCCCATTTCACATACTCCAGTAGCCGTTGCCGTTGCGGTAAATTCGCCCCAAACGTGAACCACGTCACCCAATCTTTGGTAGTAGGTCGTATTGGTAGAACTGGACGCTATGTTAGTTGTATTGGTTAGCGTTACGGTATATGTCGTTGAAGTAATAGGAAAATCTAACTGCCTGATAGCTGAATCAGAATTGCCATGTACAAGTAACTTCGTATCTGTAGAAGTAGCAGCAGGGACAGAAAAAAGCAGTACTGTTTTGTTGGATGGGACAATGTGCATTATATCCCCGTTGGCATTATCCCTGAATCTTAGTGGGTCTGCATTTGTAGTAACAGGGTATATGTCAAATGAGCTTGTAAATTTTACGAAGCGCCATTCTTCACCTCTACCATTAAGACGTATAATCATGTCAGATGATGGAGCATAATACTGCAACGAAGCGGATGCAAAAGAAAACAATACCGAACCGTCTGCTCCGCCAAAAGTACCGTTAACATAAAACTTATTTCCTGCGTTATTCGTACCTCCAATACTTACACGCTCATTCGCATCGGAATGAATGATAGGAGTTGTACCGTCTGTTAATTGCCATGTATATGCACCGCCTGTACTTAGTGATGTGTTTTCAGAAATAGTGCCGCCTAACTTAAACTGTGAACCAGTTAATGTTAACCCGCTACCTGCCGTGTATGAAGATGATGTAGATGCGGAAAAAGTACCCCACGCTGAGCCATTGTAAAATTCAAACTTTGCTGAATCGCTATTATATCCAATCATACCCGCAACAGCAAAAGCGGGTCTACCCGATGTAGTCCATGCCTTGAATCTTGCCGCACGAATAAGATTCAACCCAACTGAATCAATAGTTAAAATACTATCTGTATTATTAAGATAGTGTAGTTTCTAAATATTTGTATTCCTTGGGTCTTTCAGGTTCCATACTGCATTATTATAAAAGCTACTTTGAGCAAACGAACCAAAAGCCCATAAAAAAGAAATAATTAAAATCAGTTTTTTCATTTTGATTATTTTTCTCCGATACCAAAAAATATGATTGCCGATCCTGTTACAAATACATTTTTACTCATGTCAGTTCCAGAACTATTTGCACCTGCATTTACCTGACATATACCAACAGGGCCACTCAGGAACCATTTATGGTTGGATGTTGGCGCACCTGTGATAACTGTATTACTTACGTTGTCGTAAATCTTAAACTTCATCTGATAATTAGAAAGTACTGACCAATCCCACACGACACGCCAATTCTCTGACGTAGCCAAGCCAACAGCAAAAGCATAGGGTTCATTTTTTGCGACTACTGGAATGTTTGAGAACGTGTGTGTACCTGTTCCGTTATCGTATGAAAAAGAAAAAGCCGAACCCGCACCACCTATTTGTGGAGCCGAAAACGAAGCCGTGTAGTTGGTGCCATCACCATAAGCATACCCGCCCAATTGGCACACTTTTGTAATTTTTAATACGGCAGAATCTAAAGTAATTGAGCCACCAACAAAAACACCTTTATCTGAGAGAGCATCATCAATAACCGCTAACCATGTAACAATGCGGGCAACCTTTGGGAATTTAACGTGCAGGAATCCGGTTATAGGGCTTGCCCGAACCGTGTCTACGTAGTATGTATTGTGTGAAGTATTTGGGAAAAGCGTAACCCACGTAATTGTATTATCTACGTTAACAGTTGGAACAGCAGCCCCCGCCATATGTATGATACTATCAGTTCCGGTAAATCGTGAATACCCAGATAGTCCTCTTAAAACTTTATGAATATTTACACCGTTAATTACCAAGCTGTCAAGCGTCAAAGTTTTTGTGCTATTGTTCCAGACGAATTTGGCATCTCCATTAAAACTTCCTGCATCATTAAACTGCACCTGTGTAGTTGAACCCCCAGGTGTTCCACCACCACCCCCACTCGCAGCGATTGTAATTGAACTGTCGGCAGCAGTTAGTGTAACACCGCTACCCGCTATTAATTTCTTTACACCTAATGTGCTATCATTAATAGAAATAGCTAAACCGTTACCTGTTGCGCCTGTGTTTCTAACGGTCAGATTGGAACCCGTAACGGCAGACCGCAAAGCAGCAGCAGTATCGTTTAACTGTGATTGTGAAACTGTTCCTACCGACCACGACCTGTTTGATGATAAATCGTATGACACCCCATTGATGGTGAGTGTGCGAGTAGAACTGATCTTTGTAGCGGCAAGACTCTCTCCGTAAGCACGAAGAACAGCCGCCGTATCTTTCAGCCTTTGCGTACTTGCCATCAACACACTATCATAAAAAGAACCGCCCCCACCTACCACAGCACTCCATGAAGTGCCGTTGCCAACATACACGTTCCACCCGATCACAGCAATCCCGAGTTTATTGATAGCAGTATCGGTAGGCGGCACGAGCGCACGCAAAACCTTTAACCGCTGATAGCGCCACCCGTAGTCGTCACTCTTGTAGTATTTCGTCGTATCATTCTGCCCGATAGCCATAAAAGGCAGCACCATAAGTAATAAAATGATTACTCTTTTCATTATAAATTCTTATTTAAAATTTGTATTACTTGCCCGCTCTCAATATTATTTCCGAATTCAAAACCTCCGGTAGTATAGGTGTACCGGTACTCGTTCACTCCCGGCGTGCCTGATGTAGGTGTCAGCAACTTATCCCCCTTAAAAAGCATGAGGATATTTTTACTTACAAGCGAGGCGATGGTAACAGATGTACCCTCGCTTCCGGTTCCTGTGTATATGTAATTCTGTATGATCATTTCTTTATCAATTTCAAATGTTAAATCAGCTGGCACCTGACACCTGTTTGCATCGAAGCGCACGCCTATCTCAATAGTCATGGCGGCAGCAATCACGAGATCCTCAAACTTGTCTTTGAAGTATTGTATATTTCCCGGCGTGAATACATCCCAATCGGTGTACTCCGTAAATCCGAGCATGGCAACAATATCCTCACAGATGCTTGTCAGGTCGCTTTGCAGCTCAAACTCGTTAGCCGATGAATCAATGGCGATGTCCTCCAAGTCACAAAGCCAAAAGCGAAAACTGAATATTGTTTGGCGAGCCTCCCGGTCTATCCGACTCCCCTGCAACTCCAAAAAGCAAGCAGGGTATCTCACATCACCGTTGGTCAGATACTCCACCGGATCACCCACAAAAAAGTGATTGATCTGCCTATGGTTTAGGGCGAGCGTCTCGATCCTTTTGATTACTTGGTTTAACGTTAGTCCCATTCGGTGTTTGTTGAGCGAGGAAGAGCCTCAACTTCTCCTCGTTTTTTTTACTGATGTTTTTTGGCATATTTAGTAGTCTGAATTGTACGGTCGATCGCCCTGGTACCTGTCGGAGTAACTCCTTGGCCGGTCTCTCTCCTCACCGAGGTATATAGGCGATGAGAACGATGTCCGGTCCGGTACCACCACATCAACACCGCCGGGGATATTGATATACTCTCTGAACTTCGTAGGCGCATTCTCGATAAGATACATGCGGCATCTTTTGGAGTAATGCTCGGCCCTGTTCTTGTACTTCGCAACGATAGAGTACATCTCACTCATGCTTGGGGTGTTGCTATCCTCTGTGGTCTTAGTGGCCACCCCTTTATTCCAAAACTGATAATTGATACTCTCCGGCATCTCGCTTAACACATAGTTGCAGATCATATCAATGATATAATTGTCCACCAATGTCTTGTAGTCCCCTGCCAGCGTCCCGGCTTTTATATCTGCAATGATCTTGTTGAATAAAGCGGAGCCGAGTAGCGGCATCACGTACATATCCTGCGCTGCTTTTATCTCTGGATAGATGAGCTTATCATCTACATTGGTATGCAGGGCGGTGCGCTGCTTGATAACGCTCGGCATCACTATCAGTCCTGTCTCGATCATTTCGTCTCTTTTTTAAATACAATATTGGTTCTCCACTCATGTCTGCAATGCGGCACGATCTTGCCGTTCTTATTCCAGAACCCACCTGTGCGCTTGAAAACATTATATCCCACGAACTCGCTTATCTTCTGAATATCCTCTCTCGAGTACATCCTGCCGAGTGCTACCATCTTTCTGCAGAATGGGCGGGTGGTGTCAAGCACACTCGGGCCGGGAGCATCTCTTCTCTTCTCATAGGTGTACCGCACGAGTATCTTGGGCATGGTGCCTGTAATACGGTCGAGTAACCCTTTCTGCCCCTCCCGGAACATCTCACTCAGCTCGATCATCTCTTCATCGGAGTCGAATTTGAATGACTTACTGCGCAGTACCTCATACTCGCTCAAGTCCTCACCATGGCTATCAAATGCCGCTGACAGCTCATCATCATTCACCTCTTCACTCTCATCAGAGAATACTTGCGCCTCGCCGAGCATCACGTTGATGTCGGCATCTTCAAGGCCAAAAGAGTTTTTCAGTAGCATCGCAGCCTCGTCCCGAGTGATCTGCCCGGCCTTGAATTTCCTCTTGATCCGCTCGATCTGTTGGAACTGCCGCCCGGTCATATTCTTTAGGTGATCATTCACGCCTACTCCCATCTGTTGATTCTGGGCTGGGGCGGCTGCCGGAACATCCGGATATTTTGTGATGTCGATACCCGCTTTCTCTAAAATCCATGATGGCGGTGCCACCTTCTCGAGCATGGCATCAGATATGGCGATACTTACCGGGTCGGTGGCCACAAATTCAAACTGCGTACCGGCACCGTTGATCTCCGCAAAGTAGTTGATGATGTCCTCCATCTGCCGCTGCTTGGCGTTGGCATAGGTATTTTTGAATATCTCGTAAGCGAGCTGCATCTCACTATGTCCGCCAAGTTTCTCTGGTGTTTGAATGCCGAAGAGCATAGGCGAGGTGATCTGATGGCCGGCGTAAATATTTTGAGTAATAAGATTATCTACAACGGTGAAATCCTCTTTGGTGAGGTCGCTGGCACCAAGATCATCTACCGTTGGTTTTTTATTGGGATCGTTGTTGAAAGAGATGATCAGCTTCTTACCCTCGCTGCCTGTGAAAGCATCCTCAAATCTGCGCTGGATGGATCTCTTTTTATTTTCTTCCGGCTCGCCGTTGTAAAAGTTGATGAACTTGGAAGCGGAGAAACCTGTCTTGGCATTGGTGAGTGTATGCTTGCTGACCTCTACATCACTCTCGATGTAGTTGCATGCGTTCATATAGCCGGGTAGAGCATATCTGTTATCTGTAGCGGGCTGGTACTCTCTGAATTGATAGATCGACTCAGTAGTGATGCCACGATAAAAAGTGGGGAATGGTCTTGGTGTCTCTTTATTGTCTTTCCAGTTGTTCTTGAAAAAATACTGCGTGCCATCCTTGCTCACTCTCACTTTATTAAATGGCAACAGGTATGCATTGTATCTACCCCCGAATGTGGGTACCATCTGCCAGTAAAAGCCCCCGAATACCTCAATGTCCATGATGCTCTGCTTTGCCAGATCGTTCCAGGATTGGTACGGGTTGGCGTTGAGCAGATACTGATCGGCGATAGGAGATGGAGCTTTAGCCTTTAGGCCGGAGCCATAGATATAAGTCACCTTGTTTTTCACGATCGCCCCATGCTTGGCCGACTTGCCAAATAGTGTCAACAGGTACTCGGGGAAGTTATCATCTTCCCCATAGAGTAAATGCTCTTTCCCACGAACCTCTTTGAACTCGGGGATTTTTGCATCGGCAAAATTTAAAACCAAAATATTATTATCCTGCATATCCCTTAAATTGAGTTTCCGGTGCATATCCGGTAAATGAGAAATTCGGGTCGGCCTCTAAAACCATTTTACCACGCTCTACCATATTGAGCCCCGTTGGGTTTGTGTTTACATCGTTGGTCTGCTCGTAAACCTCGTACTGCCATTGGCCCGTCGGCATCCCGGCAAATACAACAGGCATGTTGATCTGAAATTCATTGAATCTTTCCGGGTAATTACTCAGGTCCGCTATGTCATCAATCACTATTTTTACCTGCTGCTTTGTGGTTGTATTGGTAAACACAAAAAGAAAATGAGCACTTGAAAGCGTCTTTTTCTCATTTAGTGTTACAACAAATCGTTGGGCGGCATTATCAACCCGTAAGATGATCATACATATAGTAGGGAAAACAGTGTTTTTTTTCCAAAAAAAAGCCCCTGTTTTACAACAGAGGCTGCAAGGAGGACAAAGCACCCATGACTACGCACCGGCAGTCGTTAACGTACCCAGAGTCGTATTATCGACAGAGTACGCAAATTCTTTCTCGTCACCCTCAAAGGCAAGCTCGTAACCGTTGCGGTCACTTAAAACCTTACCTGTTTTAGCAGAGAACGAAGTGCTCATCAGGCCGTAACCGTAGCCGTACAGCCAACCCACGCCGTTCTCGTCAACGATGACGATCAGTAGGCGGTTGCGGGCAAGCAGCATCAGCTCGGACCGTACGGCAGCACTCATTTTATTAATAGGGAATTTAACCGACTGCTTCACCATATTGGTACCGTTCTCACGGTTAGAAGTCAGAGTCTCCTCTGCTTCAGCGGTGTGAGCTACGAGCTTGTATTCCCAGAATTTCTTTCCCGTCAGCTTTGTGATCCCTGTCACCACATTTGATGTCAGGGTGATCGCTGATGCGTTCTCAAATTCCATGATGAATACCTGCTTAACTCCACCGTATGAGTCCCGGCAATCGAGGTTAAATCCTTGTGTTAAAGCACAAGCCATGATTATGATATTTTAAGAGAGAGAGGTATTACCCTCTCTCCGTTATTAATTAATTACGCACCACGGAACTGCACGATCTCATTAGGGAACGCCACCTGCACGCCGTATTTGAATTCGCATACAAAACGGGTCTGCATAGCTTCTTTCGCCCAGAAGATCTCATACTTGCTCTCTTCGCCATCCAGGTCGGTACCCAACACGAGGTTAGAAGAACGCAGAGCAAACAGGCGGTTTGTAGAATTCAAGCCATTCACAGCAGTAACCTTGTAGGTAGTGCCGGGGATGATGAATTCACCATCTTTGATATTCTGCGATCCATAGTTGAACAGGTTGGCAGACACGTGCGCATCAACGATCATGTCAAATACATCCCATCCGCAAAAGAACATCACATCGCTCTTGCCTTTCACACGAACGGGAAGAGAGTTCTTCATAGCTTTCAGGATCTGCATCACGTTGCTTGCGGTAATACCGGCAGATGCGAGTACAGGGGCTGAAGCTCCACCGTTGGCGGCTTGTGCGGCAACAGTATATGAGCGAACAGCGGCACCTGATACAGCAACGGCACCATTGGCAGTCAACACAGCAGCGGTGGCATTGGTAACGGAAGCGATAGTACCAACAAGAACACCTGACAGGTTGTAGATCTTATCACCGGCGGCCAGCTCGGTATCAAAAGCAGTACCAACACCTGATACAGATGTAGCACCTGTACCAACAGTTACGGTACCACTCAAAGTCTTAACGTTTGAAGGAACAGCACCGGCGGCGAAAGTTGCGCCAGCGGCATCGATGATCTTGATAAGACCATCCCATTTGTTAAGATTTGCGTTGCCGCTACCTGTATCACCTTGCCAGATAGCTGTCTCAATTTGTTCAGAGATGATACCGGCTTTCAACTCGGTGTACTCTTGCTCGAAAGGACGCTGACCATTGGCGGTACCGGCTTTCAACTTCTGTTGAGCGGCTTTAGCCTCGAGGTCTTTAGGACACAGAGCCTCGTGAACTTTTACGGAACCAACAGTGATCGTACGGGCACTCAAGGTAGTGGTGCCGGATGCGTTGAATCCACAGGTAGAACCTGCCTGGAATACCGCATCGGTGTCGATCTGATTGATTTTTTCAGATGATTTTACTTCGCTCATCACCTGACCTTTGGAGCGGATGATGTCAGCGGTTTTACCCTCGAAGAGGGATTTTAACAACAGAATATCTCCGTTGTCTTTGGTGTAATTCGATAAGGCAGAAACATCGTATGCCATCTTGATTTAATTTTACTTGGTTATTGATTTTTGTTTTTCTACTTTGCTGCGCTCATTTCTTCGAGCTTCTTGGCGATATTGTCGAGTCTGCTTTGTTTTTCCTCTTGGTTTTTGCGAAAGCTCTGTGGCTTCGCTACAGGTTCAACTTTTTCGATCGCTGCGAATTCGGTGATCACTTCCATCATCATGGCGAGTTTCTCATCCGCTTTCTTCATCTGATCTTCAAAATTGTTCTTGTAGGTTTCGATGGCCAGTGCACGCTTGGCATCTTCTTCCTCTCTTTTTAACTCCCATCCAAAGCGATCCTCGAACAGGTATTGCACGATCATGGTAAGTGCTTTCAGGTCGGCACTACCACTTTCAGCAAACTGTTGTAAAGTCTCCCTCATCTGTTGTGGAGTTGGAGGTACAGGAGGTGCGGGCGCAGGGGCCGGAGCGGGTTCTGCCGCCTCGATCTCGCTGATCAGGCCGCCAGCAACTTTGATCTTCGTGCCATCCTGCAACTCGTACTCTGCATCAGGAGCAGGAGCACCGGCAATTTTTACCGAGCCACCTACTTCGAGTTTATCAATACTCAGTACTGTCACACCATCTTTTGCCGGGTAGTCTTTAAACTCTACTGGCGCAGGGGCGGGAGCAGGAGCAGGAGCAGGAGCCGGAGCGGGAACAGGTCCCGGAGGCATCGAATTGAACAACTGTTTTAGTTTTTCAATTTTGTCTTTGATTGTGCTCATTTTTATTTTTTGATTGTGTCAATCTATAAGTAGGTGTTATGGCTATTATTTTCCATTTATGATCTCAAGAATTTGAGCCATAAACTTCTCCTCCGGTGTCAACTCGGGTTTGTAACCGAAAACCCCCTCGACTGAAAAACCTCTGATCTCTCCCGCTTTCACCTTCGCCCATACGCTATCATCACTCACTTTTGCAGATATAAACCAGGAGCCATCCTTTGCATCTTCAAAACCTGTCATAGGCTTGATGCCTCTGGATGAATCCACGATGAAACTCTCAAACACGGTCACCCCTTCGCATTTCTGCTTGGGATCGTGCATGAGATTGAAATTTGAGTTGAAACCTTTTTGGAAAAATTTTTGGGCGATAGAGAAGATGGTATCGGCTTTGAACACCACGAGGTATTCGCCGAGCTGCTCGTCCTTGCGATAGATAGGTTGGTCGGCAAGCATTGCCGGCCCTGATATGATACGGCGATCCTCATCCACGGTGGCAAAAGCCTGTGGGATGTCTTTGAACGCTAAAAAATTCTTTTGAATAGCCGGTCGGTCAACGAGCGCAACATATTGCACCTCGAGGTCGGAATTGAGATCCTCGTTGATCTTCATTTCGTAAATAGGCAGTTCCATACTATTAGTAGGAGGAACCGCCTATTTTTTCCATTTAGATTCGTGCCGCCCTGTTTATCCTTTCGATCCGCTCCCTGTCATTTTGAATATCACTTGATAAAACGAATGC